GGGTTTGAGATCTAAAGAACGAAAAGGCCCCCGGCAGCGATGCCGGGGGTTTTCTTATTCCTCTTGCTTCTTCTCTCCGGCCTCCGGCTCGATCAGGTCCTCGATCTGGCAGCCGAGAACCTTTGCCAGCTTGAGCAACTGGTAAACGTCACGGGGCACACGGAGGCGGCGGCACCATGACTCAATGGTCCGAAGCGGCACCCCGCTCTGCTTGGACAGGTCGGATCTGGTCATGCCCTTTTCGATCAGCTTTTTGTCGATGGGGGTCATGTTCTCGGTCATCGTCAGTTTTCTCATGCGGTGATCACTCCCTTTCAGCGTCTATTATACTGCGTGTGTATGGCTTTGTCAATTTGACGAAATAACCATACATACGCATTGTTATTTGTGCAGTATACATCTTGATAACCATGCGTATGTATGGTAATATATAGACACAATAAAGGACGGGGGTAAATACAAAATGACCAAGTATACGAAGTTCGAGGCAATCTTCAGAAACGAGACGCTGGTTTTCACCGACAGAGATCCGAAGTTCAGAAACCGGCTGGATGTGTACAATTACATCTGCGCAGAGCGGCTCGGCAAGAAGTACGGAAAGTTCATCCGCATCAATGAATCCACGGTTTGCTACTAAGAAGGAGGTCTGAATCGTGAAACGCTATAAGGTGTACGTCTACAACACGGTTGATAAGTTCTGGGACTGCTACGAGGTCCTTGCCGAGGACCCGGTGGATGCCCGGAACGTGGCAGTGCAGCGGTTGATCGACGAGACCGGGCACGGTCTGGATGTCTACGAAGTGACCGACGTGTGCGAAGTCAAAGAGTAAGGGAGGGCAAGACCATGTTTGAGATCACCAACGCCGAGAAGCTGAGAGATGCTTACACCCTGCTGGCATTCATCCGGGACGACGTTCCCACAACCACCGCCGAACAGAAGTCCGGCTTGGCCGCCTTTATGGTCAGCATCAAGAAAGAGATCCGGGCCTACAACAACCGTCCGGCACCTGACAGCCGCATTGTCGAGGAGCGCGGCATAGATGGCTACATTGAGCTGGTGCGGCTCCCGGACGAGCTGGACAAGGTCAACGAAGACGATGCCGCCGAGTGGTTCCGGGCAAATCGCTACTATGAGTTTTACCCCACACCCTACGACTGTTCCGGCCAGCGTTTCACAAACTGGTACAAGCTGCACCGCCGCTGTGGGCACTGGTTCGCATATCATTCGGTCAGCTTTGACGTTTAATCAAATTGGAGGGCTGAATCGTGAAGCTGCTGGATCTGTTGAACGTGATCGAGGACGACACCCCGATCTGGATTTACATTGATCATCCGTTTCCGTGTAAAAAGGAGGGGCTGTTTTTCGGGGCGGTGCAGTTCGCTGCGGAGAACGGTTCCGAGTGGGAAGGCTACCGTGTGGTGCTGACTTTCCCGGAGTTGTATGAGCCTCTCGGCGGGGTTGTTGGTATGTCGATTGTCGTTGTGAAGGAGGAGCAATAGTCGTGAAGTTCTATCATGCTACTACAAAGGAGGCTGCGGCAAGCATCCAAAAGGACGGCGTTCTGAAAGCCGGGCCTTTCGGGGAGGTGTTCCTCTGCCGCTCCCCGCTGGACGCTTGCAAGTTCCTCATCATCCGGGGAGTGCTTCAGGTTTCGGTGTTCGAGGTCAACCTGAAGCGCAGCGAGGTGACTGAGAGCCACGACCATTCCGAGGGGTTCTTCCAGTGCAAGGCATACACGCACGACGGCGACATTGCCGTTTCAGATCGGGTGCCTGTTCGCACCTATGACTTTCAAAATCTTGTAAAGGGGTATAAATCATGAAAATGGTAAACGCAAAGGGCGAGGCCGTCTATTTCAATCGGGCATGGAAGCACGGGAAGGAGACGTGGGTGGTTCAGGGCATCGGCGAAACGCTTGTGATCGGGCGTGATCGCCAGAAGCGCAGGAGCCGCACATTCACCCAGCTGCCGCAGGCTGAGAAGTACCTTGCTCGCATGGGATTCAAAGCCGCCCCTTGAGCCTTGATTTTTCCAACGGAAAAAACACCCCCGGAGAAGCGTGTAAACTCTCCGGGGGTGTAACTTTATTCTGAATACACAAAACGCCACGCAGGGGCTTTCTGTGCGGGCGCAGAAAAGGGCAGGTGCTATTGTGCATCTGCCCTTTGTTTTGCGTGTGGTTTTACTCGCTGCAGAGCCACTCTGCGTAGTGGAGGTTGAGCCACCCGGCTCCGCTCTTGAGTCTGCCGTAGCTGCCCTGCACCTCGGTGATGGTGAAGACGTTCGGTCCAAGGACGACCACGGTGGCGGGGTACTCGCTGCCGGGACCTTTCCGGGCGGCGACCATCGGGACGGTCACCCGAACCAGAAAGGGCGGCTGCGCCACGTTGTACTGGGTCAGGTTGTACCGCTCGATCATGGCGCAGAGAACCTCGACGTAGTCCGGGGCGGTGGCGTACCCTCCGTCCTTGATGATCTGGGCGGCGGTGCGGTAGTCCAGCTGCCAGCGCAGCCCCTTGTACCGCAGGTCGGTGCCGTTCATCGCCCCGGCGAGGTATGCGCTGTGGTCGGCGATGGAGTCCTCGACGCTGGCGTACACCCGGAACTCGGAGGGTTGCCGGACGGTTTCTCCGTTGCTGGCCTCCGAAGATACCCACGTCATGCTTTTCCCGGTCCATGTGGAGCCGGGCCAGTTGTTGCCGGAGAGGTTCTTCTTCATCCCGAAGCAGTTGTTGGAAGCCGAGGCCAGCGGAGACCGGCCCCAGAAACTTTCGATGATGAACTGGGCGAGGGTGATCGCTGCCGGGATGCCGGACGTGACGTTGTCCAAGGTGGCCAGTGGTGCGACCTTTTTGATGACCGCTTCGTGGGACAAATACTTCAGTTCCTCTGCTTGCATGGTGCCCTCACTTTCTGGCGGTGTACTTCAGGCTGATCCACCCGGCTCCGCTCTTCAACTTGCCCCAGCCGTCCTGCTGCTGCACGATGGTGAACACCTGCCCCTTACTCACAGTCTGGGCGACGGTGTAGCTCGTGCCCGGCCCCTTGCGGACGTTCAGGCTGCTGGCCGTGATCTGAACGGTGAACTGCTCCGGGGCGGCCTCTGCGCCCAGCCGCTTGTTGACCTCGCTGGCGATGTACGGGAACTTGCTTTTGAGGTAGGGGCCGGGGCAGAGCGTGGACTTGAAGTAGCAGTGCATCGTGAGGTTCCCGGTCTTGTCGCCGGTGAAGTTGAGCCTCTGGATGCCGTTGCGCTTGCAGATGTCTACGCACAGGTCGATGAGCGAGGCCATCGCCTTGTCGCTCACAGTCCAGTTCGGGCCGAGGGTGTTGTTCGCCACCTCGATGGTGACAGCCTGATTGTCATTGTCCGGGCTGCTGGAGGTCCATGCCCGGTCCTTTTCCTCGACATACATCCCGATGCGGCCATCGGTGCCGATGCCGTAGTTGGAGCTTGCCTTTCGGCTGGTCGGGGCGAAAACTGCGCCGCACTGCTCAACGGTCAGATTGCCAGCCATGTGGTGGATGGTGATCTTGCGGATGGGCTTCTTGCGGGGGCTTGTCCTGTTCGGGCTGATCTTGGTGTAGGAGATCAGAGAACTGTTGCTCATGGGAGCGACCTCCTTTCTCCCCGGCGGGCTTCTGTACCCACCGGGGAAGGTCTGAATGTGTTAGTCTTTGGTGATCTCGTCGGCGATGTTCTCGGCCACCTCGTCCATCTCCTTGATGGCGGCATCGATGAAAGCGTCCAAGAAGGGCGTGACCTCGATGTTCTTCATCTTGAGCAACTTGATGACCAGAGCGTGCTTGTCGGTCTTGGGGATCTTGCCAGCTTCTGCGGCTTTCTCTGCGCCCTTGACCAGCTTGCGGACCAGCGAGAAGATGCGCTGCTCGCGGAGCCAAGGAATGCCGATCTTGGCAGCCATGAGCATTGCAATGGTGCCGATGATCTCCATGACGCTGGGAAGAATGGCGGTTGCGATTTCGGTGATATTCATAGCTTTCCTCCTGTTAGATGTCGTTCGTTTCGTGGGCCTTTTTGTTCAGGTGCTTCTCCAACTTGTCGAGCGCATCCTTGCACGGGCCGTTGCAGCCCTGCTCGATCAAGCCCTGCAGAGCACCTTTCAGACCGTAGCAGAGCAGCGTCTGCTCGTCCTCGATGGACTTGATAAACTCGCTCTGCCGCTTGTTGATCTGAAAGACCTTGTAGACGGCCACGATCACACCGATGATCACGCCAATGGACGAGATCACCGATGCGGCCTTGATTACGGTGTCGAGGTCAATGTACATCTTCCTCCACCTCCCCTCTGGCCGGACTGGGCAGAACGGCAGAACAGGCGCACTCGATGTCGTGCAGCGATTCTTCCTCGGCTGCAACGGCACCCAGCTGCTGAAGCTGTTCGTTCTGCGCCTTGGCGATGCGGAGAAGGGTCGCCACGGCATCGGCTAAAAAGTCGATGAGTTCCAGCCCGCCAGAGGAGTTAGGCATCCTTGTAATCCTCGCCAGTGATGGTTTTGTAGTCGTCCTTGGTGATGGTGCCCTTCTTGACACGGGCTGCGATGCCAGCCTTGGTCAGACGACCGTGTTCATAGAGGCGGGACAGGCTCTCAACTAAAGTAGTAGCAGTCATAATTACAAAACCCCCTGTTCGATCAGCTGCATGGTGTAGTCGTCAATGGCCTTGCTGGTGTCGATCTCGGTGATCGATGCCAGCATCTGATACTCGGAGAACGTGATCTCCCGGCTCTCGCACTTGTAGTCGGTGTAGGCCGGAGTGCCGTCCTGTTCGGGATGCTCCACGGCGGCGATGTTGCGCCGCTGGATGTAGGTCTCCGGGCCGACGATCTGGAGTTCTTCAGGCTGGCTGGAGCATACTTCGGTTACCCAAGGTTTCATGGTTCTTTTTCCTCCGATCTAATTTTGAGATGATTTCTTTGAGCTTGCCGATCTTCACGTTCGGTTTGATTCTGCGCTTGAAGCACTCGTAGGTGTCTGTGCAGGAAAACCAGCCCATATAGCTCAGCATGGCTGCGATGTTGTGGCGGCAGTAGCTACGCCCTGCCTCTTTCGCCTTGTGGAGGTGCCGGGCCGTCTGTGTGGCCTTGAGCATGATCCGCTTGCGAATGATGGTCTTGTCCCGGTAAAATACAAAGCCCATAAAATCCAGAGGTCGGCCCATTGCTTTCCGCTTGCCCTGATAGAAGAACTTGCAGACCTGCCGGTTCTTCTTCAGCTTCAAACGGAACCGCTGCCCCAGCAGTCTGCGGATCTGAACGTCGGCATTGTGCAGGGCTTTCTTGGCCGCTGCATAAATTGTCACGTCGTCCATGTACCGCACGAGCTTGTCGAGGCCGAGGGTCTCGGTTATCAACTTGTCGAGCGGCTCCAGCAGGTAGTTGGCCAGCCATTGCGAAATGTAGAACCCCAGCGGGATGCCTTTTTTGAACTCCCGGAGGCACAGCCAGATGACGTGGAGAAACCATTCATCCTTGATCCTGATTGCAAGCTCCCGCATCAAAACGTCCAGCCGGATGCTGTCGTAAAAATGCCGGATGTCAACTTTCAGGAAGTTCCGGGTCCCTTTCGGGTCTGAACGGAGCCACTTTTCAATCCTCCGCTTGGCGTAATGTGCGCCGCGTTTCGGGAAGTTGCCGCAGCTGTACTTGTATGCGGTGCCGGTGATGATCGGCTCCAACACCAGCACGATGATGTGGTGCAGCCATTGTTCGTGGATCTCCGGCTCAAAGATCTTCCGAATCTTACCGTGTTCGTAGATGATCTTCGGGGTGTGCTTATGGGGCTTGAATCCGAGTTTCGGGTTCTGGACTTCTACTCCATCGGGTTTGGTGTTCAAAATCATATCGTGCATCTTCTGAACTTCATCGTCCAGATGGGCATCGATATACTTTACCTCCGCTCGGCGTGTTTTGCCTTTCCGAAGGTTCTTGTATGCCTTGCGGATTGTTTTCTCCGAAAGCATTGCTTGATACAGATACTTGTACTCTTTCAACTTGTACGCCTATAAGATATTCTTTCTTCTATCTCCTGCACCCGGCAGGTGCGACCGCTTTACCGGGTGCCCTGTATCGGACCTATTTCCACTCATCTTTCCAATTATGGCGAGTAAGCCGTATTTCAACGGTCAGCGGTGTAGGCTGCGCCCATCATGGCGCAGTGCATAAAATGCAGAGTGCGGCGGCTTTGGCGTAGGATGTAGATTGCAGATAGAATCAGGCCGAGCCGATGTTCCAGTTCGCGTTGCCAGCGTCATTGTTCAGATTGATGCACCGAGGCCCCGTATTGGTGCCATTGTTGCAATTACCGAACCGTAGGCCCACCGAAGATGACGCCGCCGCACTCCCCTTATTTATTTTTCAAAAATGAATAAGCTGTTTTGGCTCCACTGGGGGAGTTGCGCTGCGCGCACCCCCAGA